CCCTTGCCGACCGATGGCGCGATGCTGGCTAACGACCTGATCATGCTTCAATCGGATGAACTGACAGCACGGCATGGCATTTAAACGCGATCTAAGGCACCTACAAGGCGCGATCAGGGTGCAGGCAATAGGCAGACATGGGTACGCATGGCAAACGGCTCTACGGGGCTGTAATCCAAAGTGTCTAAAGACCAAACGAACGTATGGTGTTTTGACGTGTCCGGAAGGCAGGGGGGGTAACGACGTGTCTGCATTGAAGCGATGCCAGCACGACCTGGCTGCAGGATCGATTGCGTTATCGATCTGGCATCATGCGTTGTCAAAAAGGCACCCTTTGCCCCCTCCCCCGTCATGAGCGCTAGCGGGTGTCTGCCACAATTTTTCCCCACTTTTTTGTCTGGTGGGTTTTTTGCAACAACTTAGGAGATTAACAACATGGGATGGGAACATAAGCCGAACTTTGGCAGTGCGTTTATCAACAAGGAAAAGAAAGAGGATTGGCACGCTGCTTTCCGTGGTGACGTAATGTTGCCGGATGGTACGGTGCATTACCTTGACTTGAATCCTGCGACGACCAAGGCGGGTGAGCAGTATTTCAAGATCAAGATCGGCAAGGTGAAGTCGATTGGTGCGCCGCCGCTGTCTACGCACAACCAGGCCAAGGGTAATGGCTACCAGCCGCAGGCTGACGAAGAGATACCCTTCTGATGCCAGCCAAGAAACAATCCAACGTAGTACCGCCCCTGACCAACTGGGGTGGTACTCGCTCGATCCAGCGCCGGTTGGAGCGCTCAAACACCCTGATTCAGAACCGTGAGGCCGTGTCCTATGCCCTGCTGTGCATGGCCAACACCAAGATTACGGACATCATGACCTGGGATGAGGACGGCCAGGTCAAGGTCAAGGCTGCGCACCAGATCCCTGAACACGCCTTGCAGGCGATCAAGAAGGTATCGGTCAGAACTGACAAGGAAGGCAACAGTTTCTTGGACATCGAACTGTACGATAAGGTGGGCGTGCTGCGGTTACTGGCCAAGGCTTCCGGCCTGCTGGACAACCCTGACGAGAACGACAAACCTAGCGTGATTGATGTGAACGTGGTCGCGCCAACGTCTGGCCAATAATGAGTCTTTGGAGGAAACGTGTCAAAAACGAAAGAGCAGTCCAGCAAGACGGTATCGAGCGAGGGTCTGAGGTTCGACTTCAGCGAGAGCCCGGTGATCTACGACTTCTTCCAGAGCAACGCCTTCGTCCAGGGCGTGATGGGGCCGGTGGGCTCCGGCAAAAGCTACGGTTGCGCGGCCAAGATCTTCAAGAAGGCGATTCAACAGAAGCCAAGCCCGATTGATAACATCCGATATTCGCGCTGGGCGGTGGTGCGAAACAGCTACCCCATGCTGAAAACCACCACCATCAAGACCTGGCTCGACCTGTTCCCCGAATCCACCTTCGGGCCGATGATGCACACCCCACCCATCACCCACCATATCCGGCTACCAGCCCGCGGTGAGGCTGCAGGCATCGATATGGAAGTCATTTTCTTGGCGCTTGACCAGCCCAAAGATGTGCGGAAACTGCTGTCGCTTGAGCTCACTGGCGCGTGGGTCAACGAGGCGCGAGAGCTGCCCAAGGCGGTGATTGATGGCCTGACCCACCGGGTCGGACGCTACCCGACTAAGCGCGATGGCGGCGCTACTTGGCACGGTATCTGGATGGATACCAACCCAACAGACGATGATCACTGGTGGCACAAGATGGCCGTCAAGGAAAAGATGACCGGCCAGTACGCTTGGAAGTTTTGGCAGCAGCCTGGTGGTGTGATCGAGGTTGACCCTGAACACCTGCCCGACAATCCCGAGGCCAACGACCATATATTCGCTGCTGGCAAGTGGTGGAAGGTCAACCCAAAGGCCGAGAACGTCAACAACCTGCCAGGTGGCTACTACCAGCAAATGCTGCTGGGTAAGAACTTGGATTGGATCAAGTGCTACGCAGGCGGTCTGTATACCTACGTCCAAGAAGGCCGACCCGTCTGGCCTGAATATGACGATTCGACCATGTCGGGTGAAACCGATTTGTCGCTTGATGTGCCGATTCAGGTCGGACTCGACTTCGGATTGACCCCAGCTGCCACCATTGGCCAGCGTTTACCCAATGGCCGCTGGGTGATCCACCATGAAATCGTGACATTTGACATGGGGCTCGAGCGATTCGGTATGCAACTGCTAGCCGAGCTCAATGCCCGATACCCACAGCACCAGGTAATGATTTGGGGCGACCCTGCCGGCATGGCGCGTGATGCCATCTATGAGGTAACAGCCTTTGATTTCCTCCGCACACTGGGGCTAAAGGCTCAACCCACTGCCAGCAACGATTTCAAGGTACGCCGAGAAGCCTCGGCAGCGCCTATGCAGCGCCTAATCGACGGCAAGCCAGGGCTAATCGTCAACCGCAACTGCAAGCTGCTGCGCAAGGCTTTGGCCGGTGGCTACCACTTCAAGCGCGTGGCGGTCGGCGCAGGGCAAGAGCGGTTCCGAGATGCGCCCAACAAGAACGAACACTCGCACATTGGCGACTCATTCGGGTATCTAATGCTCGGTGGCGGCGAATATAACCGCATGACAAGAACCCACAGCCTGGGCGGCAAGGCACCCGGCCTGACGGTGGCGAAGATGGACTTCGATATTTTTGCATGAGGTATATCTGCAATATAGCTTTATGGTTGCAACCTTTTGAAAACCCAATAGAATCAACGTAATTCTGTAAATAGGGGGTAATCATGGCTATACCTTGGTTAGCTTTGGCAGTTGCTGGCTCGACCATCTATCAAGGAGTCGAAGCAAACAAAGCACGTCGAGCCGCTGAACGCCAGCAAGCTGAAGCATTAAAGCAGCAAGCCGCTGACGCAGCTGCAATGCGCATGGAAATGTCGCGGCAGACTGCTGAGTACGCCAAGCAGGGTGCGTCGCTAGAACAGCAAGCGCAAACTGCTAGAGAGCAGTTCCAAAAGCAGCAGCTCCAGTACCAAGAGAACAAACTGGAGATGGAAAAGAAATCCAAGGAAGTGCAAGAGGCGGCTGACGAAGAGCGTCGAAAGGCGGCACAGTCTGAAGCCTCTGCGCTAAGAGCTCGCACCCGTGGTGGCCGCAGAGCGCTGCTGTCGCAGGAACGTCTAACGCCAGAGCTAGGCATTACATCGGCTGAGTTTTCACCAGGGATGAGGCTGCAATAATGGCTACCGCACCTAAAGGTAAGAAGCTGCGCAGGATGACGGACATTGATCGCTTGGCCGCTGAGTACAAGCGCAATGTTGAGGCAATGACCGGCGAGTATCAGCAGTCATTTACTGAGTTTGAAGCGGGTCGCGCTAAAGCGATGGAGCCTTACAACGTCGCGTCAGAGCAATACAAAACAGCGTTTGTTGATTACGAAAAGCAAGCTGCGGATTATCGCCAGCGATTAAATGCGTACAGCGCAGCGCTTGCTGATGTGCAGGCTAACCCGCGCCAGCTGGTTGGCCGCACCATCGGTGGAAGCCGTGGCGGCCCTGTGTATGACATAGGAGGGCAACGATATACAGAAAGAAATCTGCCCGAAGAGTACTCCGTTGACGCAAGCCAAAATCTTTACAAAGACCGGCCAATTCCAAAGTTTACCGAGAAAGCACCCACGGCACCGACAGCGCCGACATTGCCAGAGCTCGCAGAGTTTGACAGCTCTCGATTTGCGGCAAGGCGCGGTGAACTCGAATCAACATTCAAACGCGAAGTAGGCGAGCGCAAGGCCGCACGATTGGGCGCTGTGAGCCGCCGCGCAACCCGACCAATGCTACAGGAGACTTGATCATGCCAGGACATTACGACAAAGAAGACAAGATGAAGACCAAGGTTTCCAAGGTCATGCGCGAGTACAAGGCTGGCAAGCTGAAGTCTTCCAGCGGTGACAAGGTCAAGTCGCGTGATCAGGCTGTTGCGATTGCCATGTCAGAGGCTGGTATGGCCAAGAAAGGCAAGTGATGAAAGAGGTATGGGATAAGCCAAGGCCAAAGGGTCTAGGCAAGCCACAGAAGCTATCCGAGTCGGAGAAGCGCAGCGCGATGCGTCGAGCGCAGAAGGCAGGCCGACCCTATCCCAACCTGATCGACAACATGATCGCAGCAAAGGGCAGCAAATGAAGATCGAAATCTCTATCGAAAAAGAGTATGAAGGCGAAGAGGAAGGCATGGTCGAGCTGTCGAAGCTGCCACCAGCTCTGCGCAAAAAGGTTGCGAAGTACATGTCCACCAAGAAGCCAGAGAAGCCAATGCGCGGCCTGAAGGACATGATGGACGAAGCAGAGCTCGAAGAGGAAGACTAAATGCCACAGCTGCGCGACCCTGAAGGTGGGCTGACTGAGGCTGGCAGGCGAAAGTTTGAGCGCTCCGGCGAGAGCAAGAATCTTCAGCCTGGGGTCAAAGAATCTTCACCATCGGGTGAACGCGCACGGCGCAAAGGATCTTTCCTGACTCGGTTTTATACCAACCCGAGTGGGCCGCTGGTTGATGATGACGGTGATCCGACCAGGCTGGCGCTAGCAGCAAATGCTTGGGGCGAGTCGGTGCCGCGCACAGCGGGTGCAGCAGCGAGGCTGGCAGCAAAAGGTCGCAACCTGCTGGAAAAGTACAAGCTAAACAAGGACGAATAATCATGGCATACAAAGAACCACTCGGCGGGATGCGGCTAAAACCCGAGGAGATCATCAAGCGGCAGGCTGCAGCTCAGACCAAAAAGGATGAGTTTCAGCAGCTGTACCAGGATGCCTACGAGTTTGCCTTGCCACAGCGACAGCTCTACGGTGTGTGGGAAGGCGGCGCTACCGGCAGCAAGAAGATGGCGCGGGTGTTTGACTCGACTGCTATCAACTCGACCCAGCGCTTTGCCAACCGGCTGCAGTCTGTGGTGTTCCCACCGCAACGCAAGTGGTGCAGGCTAGAGCCTGGCCCGTCGATACCGACAGAGCGCCGCCAACAGCTGCAGGCAGTGCTGGATGTCTACAGCGACCAGATGTTTGCTGTACTGAAGCAATCAAACTTTGACATCGCTATCGGTGAATTCCTACTGGATCTTGCAGTCGGCACGGCTTGCATGATGGTGCAGCCTGGTGACGATGTTGCGCCGATTAACTTTGTGCCTGTGCCGCTGTTTCTGGTCAGTTACGAGGAAGGCGCAAATGGTCAGGTGGATAACGTCTACCGCCGGATGCGCATGAAGGCTGAGTCAATCCAGCGCCAGTGGCCAGACGCGAAAATACCGGACACGCTGCAGCGCTTGATTGAGCAGAAACCTACCGACGATGTCGAACTGCTGGAAGCAACGATCTTTGATGCCAAGCGCGGCGACTACTGTTACCACGTTATCTGGAAGGAAGGCAAAGACGAGCTGGTCTATCGCCGTCGCAAGACTTCGCCTTGGGTAATCTCGCGGTACATGAAGGTCGCAGGCGAGATCTATGGCCGCGGCCCGCTGATGACTGCGCTGCCAGACATCAAGACGCTGAACAAAACCAAGGAGCTGCTGCTAAAGAATGCCTCACTGGCGGTCGCTGGTGTGTACACAGCGGCAGACGATGGCGTGCTGAACCCGAACACGGTCAAGCTGGTGCCTGGTGCGATTATCCCTGTGGCGCGTAATGGTGGCCCACAAGGCCCAGCACTGCAGGCGCTGCCCCGCTCGGGTGACTTCAACGTGTCGCAGTTGGTGATCAACGACCTGGTGGCCAACATCAAGCGCATTCTGCTGGATGAGTCGCTGCCGCCGGACAACATGTCGGCACGGTCGGCCACCGAGATTGTCGAGCGCATGAAGGAGCTCGCGCAGAATCTAGGCTCGGCATTTGGTCGCCTGATCAACGAGACAATGATCCCGCTGGTGGCCAAGATCCTCGAGGTGATGGACGAGCGCGGCCTGATCGACATGCCTCTGCGCATCAACGGCCTCGAGGCCAAGGTGGTGCCGGTGGCTCCGCTTGCGATGGCGCAAAACATGGAAGAGGTCAACGCCATCATCCAGTACACTCAGCTGATGCAAGGCTTTGGCACCGATGGCGCACTGGCAATTAAGACCGATGCCGTGGTCGATTACATTGGCGACAAGCTGGGCGTGCCAGCTGCTGTGCGCAATACGGCGGCAGAGCGTGCGGTACTGATGGAAACCATGCAACAGCAACAGCAAGAGGCTGCAATGGCACAGGCAATGGCCATGCAGGCACAAGCTGGGGCAATGCCTGAAGGGGCAATGTAATGGATTATGGAATGCGGCCAGACAAAACGGCCAAGGGCTCTGGCTACTTTGGCGAGATCAAGCGGCCAGACGGTAACGTCATGACCGAGATCAGCGTGGGCGTTGGTCTTAATGGCAAGGAAACGCTAATTCCATTGGTGGTGCCGACCCTGAACAAGTCTGAGCTCAATTATCTAATGAAGGCAAATCCAGAATCGAAAATGTTTATGGAGAAGATGCCAAGATCAATCATGGACAAGGCGGTCGATCATGCGGTGATGCGCATGAAGGAAAACAAGTCGCCATTTGCTGGCCCGGATGAAGTCTCTAAGATGCCGATCAAATGAGCTGGGATGAGCTCGACGCAATAACGGCTGACATACGGCCAGCAGAACAGCAGCGGGAAGACTTAGCCAGGCTTTGCCTGCGAGTGTTTGCCACCGAAGACGGCCAGAAGCTGCTGGCTTGGCTGCGTCAGATGTATGTGGATGTGCCTGTTGCCGTGCCAGGCACCGATCCATCGCACGCATTCTTTGCTGAAGGGCAGAGGACTGTCGTGCGAGAACTCATAGCACGGATCCATCAAGCGAGGAATTTATGACAGACACAACATCTGTCGAGCCCGGTCAATCCGGCCTACTCGACAGCGTTACAGTCGATGACCCCAACACCCCGGCGCAAGCCACCCAGGCAGTCGATATTGATCACCGGCCACCTGACCCCACCAAAGCACCAGCAGAAGATCCGCTGGAGCGGCCAGACTACTGGCCTGAAAACTTCTGGAACAAAGACAGCAACGAGCCCGACTTGGAAGGTATTGCCAAGTCATGGCGCGACCTGAGAGCCAAGATCAGCAAAGGCGCTCACAACGCACCAGCTGATGGCAAGTATGACCTTACTTCTTTCGGCGGCGAGGACTCTGCCGACAACCCGATAGCAACGACACTTGCTGGCTGGGCGAAAGAGAACGGACTATCCCAAGCACAGTTTGACGATCTAGCAACATCGTTGCGCAGCCAAGCGCAGGAGATGATGGCTGGCGAGATGGTTGACCCTGCCGAGGAAATGAAGAAGCTCGGCCCTAATGGCGGTGCCGTGGTCAACGGCATGGTCGATTGGGCTCGCGGCCTGGTCAACAAGGGCGTTTGGGGCAAGGACGATTTCGAGGAATTCAAAATCATGGGCGGCACGGCTCGCGGTTTGAATGCCTTGATGAAAATCCGCGAAGCCTATGAAGGACGCATCCCGATTGAGTCAGCGCCGCTTGAGGGTACGCCCAGCAAAGATGAACTTTATGCAATGGTGGCCGATCCCAAATACAATAGCGACCCAGCCTACCGGCAGAAGGTCGAGCGCATGTTCCGCACCTATGTAAAAGAGTAACCTTGCAGCCGCGACTTTGCCCCAGCCTGTGTGCTGGGGTTTTTTTATTGCTTTTTTCCAAAAAGCAAATACAATTGTGGTAAGGCCTACCGGTTTACCGACCCTGACTCATGGCGAGATGCCATCGACCGGCTGACGTAATCAGCAAGCAAGGCCCGCATCAGCGGCTCACCGACGCGCAAAACCCTGATTAATTAACCGAACGAGGTCAACATGGCTATCTCTTTGAGCAATGCCTTTGTGACACTGTTTGATGCCGAGGTCAAGCAAGCCTATCAAGGTAAGGCTATGCTTGTGGGCGCAGTGCGCCAGCGTCGTGGTGTCGAAGGCTCTACTGTACGTTTCCCTAAAGTCGGTCGCGGCGTGGCTACTGCCCGTGTAACGCAGACTGATGTAACCCCAATGAACGTAGGTTTCTCGAATGTTACCTGCACGCTGTCCGATTGGAACGCTGCAGAATATTCGGACATCTTCTCGCAGCAGAAGGTCAACTTTGACGAGCGCTCTGAGCTCGCCCAAGTGGTTGGCGCTGCAATTGGCCGTCGCCAGGATCAGCTGATTCTTGACGCGCTGAACGGCGCTTCCGGCACCGGCACCGTGGCAAATTCAATTGGTGGCTCGAACACCAACATGAACATTTCCAAGCTGCGCGAAGCTGCGAAGATCCTGAACGCCAAGAACGTGCCATCTGATGGCCGTCACATCATCATCCACGCTAACTCGCTGGC